TTAGTTTTGTTTTTAATTCTGTAAAAGTGCGCTGCAAATCGTTGTGGCGCATTTTTTTTATCTTTGTTACAAATATATCACGTATGAAAATCAAAATGCTTAAAGATGTTTATTCGGTCGATGGATGGCGAAAAGAAGGCGATATTTTAGATGTTGATTCTAAAGTAGCGCGTCATTATATCGCTAAAGGCATTGGCGTTGAATATAAAGAAGTTAAAGCACCGAAAGAAACAAAAGAGAACAAAGCGGTAAAAAAACGAACCACTAAAAAAGCGAAATAATGCCAGAAATAAAAGTAACCGCCACAACTGGCTCTGAAATTGTAACCGTATCGGCTGCAAAGGATTTTATTAGAATTGACACCAGCGATGACGATACGCTGATTGGAACAATGATAGAACAAGCGCGTTTATGGTGCGAGAATTACATTTCAAGGGATATTGTAGCCAAGACCAGAGTTTATTATTTAGAGGAAGCGACAAAGCGTTTTGAAGTACCGTATGCGCCACTTGCAAGTATTTCAAGTATTACCGCAGAAGGTGTAGCCGCTACTTACGATACTTTTGGCGTTTACGATGAGGTAATTTTACTTGATTCGTTACCCGCTAAAGATATTAAGGTTACCTATACCACCGAAGGTATGGACGATGGTTTATTACAACAAGCTATATTACAGCTGGTTTCAACTTATTACGATAACCGCGCCGATTTTATTGTTATGCAGGGGGTGTCTTTTGTTGAGGTTCCAACTAAAGTAACCCAGATATTAAACAGCTATAAATTGATGTTTATTTAATGGACGCAGGGAAACTAAATAAAAGAGTTTTAATAAAACGCCAAACAAAAACCTCTGATGGTTATGGCGGAACTACTTCTGTGCTTTCAACTCAAGCAACTGTATGGGCAAAGATTAATGAAAAGCAAGGGAAAATAGAGGAAAAGAATTATAAACGTGGGCGTTATTTAGAAGCTGATTTTATAATGCGAAGCAAAACGGTAACTGAAAACATAACTGATGATGACCTTTTGCAAATTCAAGGCGAATCTAAAAATTATCGCATTACAGAAATCTTTGAGCATCGTGATAAATATTACACAACCATTACAGGCGTTTTAATCGATTAAAAAAATGAAAGAGGGTATTTACATAGACAAAAAAAGTAAAGCTGATTTAGAGCGTAAATTGCGCCTTATTTCAAGTATTGAGAATGATTTAGCACCGCAGCAATTAAAAGCGTTTGTAAATAATTCGGAAGGTGATATAGTAAAGGACGCGCCATTCGATACTGGAAACTTAAAACAACACGTAACAGGAGAAATGACTGGGAAATTAAAAGGGTTTGTTTCGTCTATTGCATTAGATAAAAACAATTTTGATTACGCTATGGTGCAAGAATTTGGCGCAGTATATAAAACTTATAAAAGAGATGGAAAGCCATATTTTTATCCTAATATTAGAAAAAACCAAAAGGCGTTAATCAGCGGATTAAAAGCTGGAATTAAAAGAATATTAAATAAATGAGAGAAGCATTTCACCATATACGCAAGGCATATTTAGACCGCCTAACGAATGCAATTAGCATAGGTGGGTCTTACGTTCCTGTTTTTAACCGAGTGCCTACAAATACAAATACGCCTTTTATTAGAATATATAGTTATTTAGAAGATGAAATCGACCAAAACCAAAGTAGCTTTATAACCGAATGTATTACGAGGATTGAATGTATTACTTCATTTTTTGGCGATGACGGGGGGGAGTATCAACTCAATCAAATCGTGGATGGCGTTTTAAATTTAATCAGAACCCGTTCAGGTGGTTATATAGATTTATCTTCTGACAACTTTAACGTTTATACAACAACGATAGATAGAATACGATACTTTGAGGATTATGAGCAAAACGAAACGTTTTTTAGAGCCGTAATCGAAGTATCTAACCGAGTAGAAAAAATATAAAAATGGATGATTTTAAAACTTACGGATTGGCAATTTTCAGCTTGTTTTTTAGCAGCATTGAGGCAATCAACCCCGAATTAAAAACTGTTGTCTTGTTGCTTACTATTATTTCACTTGGAGTGAAGATTTACAAAGATTTAAAAAGCATAAATAAATAACCTACATTAATGAGTAAAATTGATATTAACGGCGACGGCAAAGCTGACTTTTCAATCAGCATTACCCAGATTATTACCATAGCGGCGATGTTTGCCTCTATTATTGGCTCATATTATACCTTAAGTAATAGAATTACTTTATTAGAGGATGAGGTCAGCAAATTAAATTATAACCAAAAAGAATACACCTGGAAAGCGCAAAGAACTTTAGAGGAACAGGTAAAAAATTTAGAAATTGAAACCCGTGCATTTATGAAAGATATTGAATACTTGCAACGTGAATCAGACAAAAAAAGACGATAATATGAAATATTTAAACATTGTAAAAAATTGGGCAGTAAAAAAATGGAATGGCAACCCCTTTGACAAATTTGTTTTGTTGGCGGTTATTTTAATTGTATTTACTGGCTTGATAATTATATTTAATTAGTATGGCATATATAAGCAAACATATCAGCTGGGCAGAGGCAACGCATTCTAAAACAGCGGAAAAAAAGGAAATCGCCAATGAGCCAGGACAACAAGAAATTGTTGCAATGAAAAAATTGGCAAAAGAAATATTTGAACCACTACGCGAATGGGCAAACGAACCAATTCGGGTCAATAGTTTTTACCGTTCGGCGGAACTTTGTGAAGCCATTGGGTCGAAACCAACAAGCCAACACACAAAAGGACAAGCCATTGATATTGATGCTATGGGTGAAAAAACCAACGCGGACTTGTTCAACTATATAAAAGACAACTTGAATTTTGACCAGCTTATTTGGGAATTTGGCGATGACGAAAATCCAGATTGGGTTCACGTTTCTTATGTTGGTTTAAATGGCAACCGTAACCGCATTTTAAAAGCCGTTAAGAAAGGCAAAAAAACTAATTACGAATTATATGCTTAAAATGTTATTGGGTCTTTTAACGGGCGGTAAAAAGGATAAAACGCCAGTCGGAAACTTGGCTTGGGAAATACGCGAAGCAATCAAGGGGAAAGAACTTGACCCAAATGAACTTATAAGCATACAAACAAGAATTAATGAAATTGAAGCGAAGCACCGCACGGTGTTTGTTGCAGGTTGGCGACCATTTATCGGTTGGGTTTGTGGGTTTGCCCTTGCATATAATTTTGTCATCCGTGATTTATTTATTTGGGCGTTACAACCCGAAAGTGTACCGCCAGCGTTACAAATGGAACACCTAATGACAGTATTAATGGGAATGCTTGGACTTGGCGGTTTAAGAACCTATGAAAAACTAAAAGACAAGGCGAAGTAATGGCAAAAGCACCCGTTAATACATACAGAAAAAAAAGCACAACAAAACGCCCAGGGGTGCATTCTAAAAATGCGTCAAAAGGCAAAAGAGGTTATAAGAAAAAATACAGAGGACAAGGTAAATAATTAAACTATGGCAACCAGGGATTTATATTCAGCAAATAATTTTCACCGTATGTCGTTCGGTGATTTCGGAATGCGTACACTAATTAAAGGCGAGGTAAATTTAACAACTCCAAGCGGCGAATATTTCTGTATGATTGAATGTATTGTTTCGGCAACATTTAGCGGTACGAATGACACCCCAGCTGGTGATACTACGCTAACGGATTACGATTTATTAGACGGTCAAATTATATATGGCAACTTCACCGATATAACTCTAACAAAGGGGCATATTATTTGTTATTTGCGCCACGTACCACAATGATTGGAGCGTTTAGAAATATTAAACAACAGGCGGGGCGTTACCGAAAATATATTCTGAAAAAATTAAAGAATGCGTTTTGGGATAAAAAGAGCATAAAATTTGAGGACGCTGAACAAAATTGGGAAGATTAAAAATACTTAAATTTGTAAAAAATAGATAAATGGGTACTTCATTAACGGGACAACAAATAAAAAATACATATAAGTCGCTTATCAAAACAAGCGATTCAACCGAAGCGTCCGCAACCGCCAAACTTTTATCGGATGGTAACGGCAATGACTTTGGCGTTTATATTGACACCGATGGGGTGTTTGGTATAGGTAGCGCACCAAGTTATTCTTTGGATGTTTCAAGCCGCACCGATGGCGTTGCCCTACCCGTTGGGACAACCGCAAACCGCCCGACCCCAACCAATGGTCTATTGCGTTATAATTCGACTATTGGAAAAATAGAATTTTACGATGGTGGTTGGAAAACGGTATTTACAACAAGCGGGGGGACTATTGACGGAAGTTTAATCGTTACGGGTGATTTAACGATACAAGGTACAACGGTAACGCTAAACACCGAAACGGTACAGTTTGAGGACAATATTTTATTGTTGAACCGCGCGAGTGCTGACACCCAATATGATGCCACAAACGCGGGGATTGAAATTGAAAAAACAAGCGCAAACAACCCAAGTTTTTTATATACTTATTCATCAAGCACTTGGGGACTTACCGACAGTTTAATAATTGAAGGAGGCCTTACAGTAGATACAAACACTTTATACGTTGATAGTGCTAATAATCGAGTGGGGATAGGGACTTTGAATCCTGCTAATGGAACACTACAAATTGACTCATCTGCTAATCAAATATCAATAGAAACAGGCACATCAGGGGATGGGCGTTTACATATAGGTCATTTTACAAATGGTACTTTTATTGGTACTTATGGAGATGATGGTGGGGTTGCTGATATCATAAGATTTGGCACACATAGTGGCGATGAGAGAATGCGTATCCATAGCGGAGGCGATGTATCTTTTCGTGATACTTCTAACAACGAGGCTTTTTACTGGGATGCGAGTGCTGCAAGTTTGGGTATAGGTTCTGGAATTACTACAAGCAAGTTAGCGGTTTCTGGGTCTATGCCAAGTGCAGGAACACCATTAATACAATTTAATGAAACATCAGGTGGTGCAAGGGATGGTATTTATTTAGATTATACAGGAACGACAAACAGTGCTGTTTATTCATTAAAAATAGCGGATGCAACAAAGACACATTTAGCTGTAAGGGGTGATGGCAACGTAGGAATAGGAGTTAGTCCTCTAACAGAATTGCACGTTAAAGGTTCTGCGGAAATATTAAGAATAGAAGATAGTTCTGATACTGGTAGTCCTTTTATGACTTTCTTCCAAAATGGCACAAGACGTTCTTTAATACAGCATATTGATAGCGGAGATACACTGTCTTTAGCTTCTGAATATGGAAATATTCGATTTATGACAGGTACGGATGGAACTGAAGTCGAACGAATGCGTGTCCATAGCGGAGGCGACATAGCCTTTAGAGATACTTCTAACAACGAGGCTTTTTATTGGGATGCGAGTACTGCGAGGTTGGGTATTGGTACTGGTTCGAGTCCCGCAAGAACGCTTGAAGTAAATAGCGGAACTGCTTCTGATATTGCTAAAATTGGAAACAATAATGGTGCGTTTACTTTTGGTTATAGTACTTCTTTAGCAAGTATTGATTTAGCAGCAAGTAATGCTTTTAGAATAAGACAGGGTGCTGTTGTTCCTTTTTATATAAACACAGATGGTAACGTAGGAATAGGGACTGATAGTCCTGTTAGTGGTTATATACTACACGCGGCAGGTAGTATTTATGCTAACGATGCAATTCAAATAGGCTCTAATGGTTCTGCCGCAACTCCTGCTTTAAGAATTAACGATGGTGATACAGGATTATTTAGACCTGAAGCTAATACATTGGCAATATCTACAGCAGGAACCGAACGAGTGCGCATAACGAGTGGAGGTAAATTATTTGCTTTTAACACAACTATTGATATTGACAATCTTGTTACTACAAATGCAAATAGTAATAATTATATTGAAGCAGCTAATTTCAGTATTGGTTCAGGTAATAATGGATTACATTTTGGAGTAACTTCTACTATTAATGAAAGAAAAACTTGGATTCAATCTGGGCATAACGACACAAATTACGCGCAATTTACAGGCTCAATATCTTTAAATCCTTTAGGAGGCAACGTAGGAATAGGTACTACGAATCCTTCAAGTGATATATCAGGAAGTGCTACAGTGTTAGAAATTCAAGATAGTAATATAGCTTCTCTTGCGCTTAATCACGGCACTACAGGAAAATTTGAAGTAGCTGCAAGTAGTTTAGGTTTATATTTTGGGCATAATGGTAATTCAAAAATGATAATTGACTCGAGTGGGAATGTTACAATAGGTTCTGGCACAACTACACCACAAAAACTTGAAGTTTATGGTATAGATTCAACTGCTTATAATTCTGGTGACGATAACGCACAAAGAAGCAATGGTGCTACTATTGCAATAACCAACAATAATGGTACGGTAAATTCATTCGCACAATTAATTTTTGATACTGCAGGTACAAATCAATCTATTGCTCGTATTGTTGCTATTCGCACAGGAACTTCTTCTAATGATATGGCTTTTGTTGTTGAAGGTGGAAATACCAAGCGTGAAGCAATGCGCATAACGAGTGGGGGGAGAATATTTTTTTATAATCTTTTAGGTAGTTCAGATACTCAAAGTGATGTTAGATATAATGCCACAACTAAAGAATTATTTTACAATACTTCATCTGAAAGGTACAAAACAAATATAACTGACCTTGAAAGTACATTAGGTAAAATCAATAATTTGCGTACTGTAAGGTATCAAGACGTAGAATCGCAAAATTATAGTGTTGGTCTAATTGCAGAAGAAGTTGTGGAGGTTATTCCTGATGTTGTGTTTAATAAAGAAATTGAAGGATATGACACACCACAACCTGAAGGTATTAATTATAGTGATTTTGCGCCATTTTTAATCAAAGCAATTCAGGAGCAACAAGAGATAATTAACGACCTTAAAGCAAGAATCGAAACTTTAGAAAACCAATAAATATATAATAATGACTTACACTTGGAACAACAAAACGGTAGATACCTACCCTGATTTAGATGGCAACGCTGATGTAATATTCAACGTACATTGGCGATTAACTGGTGAAGATGCTGACGGTAACGTAGGAAGCGTATATGGTACGCAATCTTTAGACACAAGCGATTTATCTTCTTTTACGGCGTTTGAAGAAATCACCGAAGAACAAATCAACGGATGGATTGAAACGGCAATGGGTGAGGAGAGAGTAGCTGAATTGAAAGCCAGTATTGACGCACAAATTGAAGAAAAGATTAATCCAACAGTAGTAACAAAGCAAATTGGCGCATAATTTTTTTATATTTGTCTAAATTTTAAAGCAAACAAAAATGGAAATTAAAATTACACAAGAACAAGCAAATCAAATCACGGCGATTTTAAACGAACTACCAATTCGGGAACTTAATAAGGTGCAAGCCATTATTAAGATATTTAATGAGGGGATTCAGGATAATGATGCCGTTGAAGAAGCTGAAACCGACGAAAATTAAATTCGTATATTTGTAAAAAATAAAATATTAAATAAATGGCTACAACTGGCGTATTTAACGGAACTAACTTAATTCTTAAAATAGAAGATACTGCTTTAGGACACACTACAAGCTGTTCAATGACTTTTAACGCTGACCTACCAGAAGCTACCACTAAAGATAGTGGCGGATTCCAAGAGGTTATTGCTGGGTTAAAATCTGGTGAGATTTCATTTGACGGTCTTGTTGCTTATGACGATACAGCTAACGCCATTGAACTTGCTGATTATTTAATCGCTGGGACGCAATTAACTTGTGTTTTCGGTACTGCTGCAAGTGGCGATGACGTTTATACTGTTGAGGGTTTTCTTTCAAGCGTTGAAATGACTGCTGAAATGGAAGCACCTGTTTCTTATAGCGGAAGCATCACTACTACTGGCTCAATTACCAAGAGTACTAACTCATAATATAGGGGGGTATTAATTTACCCCCTCTAATATTTTCTATTTATGGCAAACAAAAAAAGGGGTTATTACACCATTGAATTAGGTGGTAAACAGCGCACGCTTCATTTTTCAATGAACTTCTGGGCGAACTTTACCGATATTCTAAACATTTCACTTGACAAATTAGGCGAAGTATTTAACGGCGGTATTTCTATTTCAGCGATACGCGCTTTGGTTTATTCTGCTATCTTGGCGTATGACCAAGAAGAAGGAAATGAAATCGACTACAACCAATTTAAAGTAGGTGCTTGGCTTGAGGATTTAAACGCCGAACAGCTTACTGATATTGTAAACGCAATGACCGAAAGCCGTATTTTAGGCAACGACCTAAATATGGGTATTGACCGAAATCCTAAAGATACGGGAAAGCCGAAGCCAACCGCCTAACTTGGGATGATATACTCGACTACTATATTGGACAGGTTGGCATAAACCCAAACGATTTTTGGAGTAATACTTGGTCGGAAAACCAACGCCTTGGCGAATCGCACACCATAAAGATGAATCTACATTGGGAACAAACTCGTTATTTAGCAACGATGATTCACAACGTAAACTGCACCAAGAAATCGCAAATGATAAAACCCAATAAATTATTTCCTTTACCGCAGGATAAATACCTAAACGACGGCAAACCAAAATCGACACCACAAGAGTTTAAATCATTTTTAGAAAAAGCAAGAAAAGCAGGGGTTAAAATTTAACCTCTTTTTTTTTAGTATTTTTGTACTATGGCAAATCAAGAGCATTTAATAGTAAATATATCGGCGAACACAAGAGGATTAAACGCTGGTTTAAATAAAGCACAAAGCAAATTAGCATCTTTTGGCGGTAAATTAAAAGCGGTTGGTTCACAACTCCAAACACGCCTTGCCTTACCTTTAATTGCTGGTGGTGGTGCTGCTATAAAAATGGCGGCAGACTTTGATAAGTCAATGACCAAAATTAAAACCCTTGTTGGGGTTGCTGGCGCAGAGGTGGATGCTATGGCTTCTTCTGTAACTAAATTTGCAAATCAGGCGGGGGTATCTTCTGGAGAAGCCGCTGACGCATTATTTTTTATTACTTCCGCTGGACTTCGTGGCGCAGATGCTATGGCTGTATTAGAGGCATCAACAAAAGCCGCCGCGATTGGTCTTGGCGAAACTAAAACAATAGCAGATTTAGCCACTTCTGCGATGAATGCGTACGGAATAGACACATTAGGTGCAACCGATGCGACTGATGTTTTGACCGCCGCTGTTCGTGAGGGAAAACTTGAAGCTAATGAACTCGCTGGTGCAATGGGTAGAACTTTGCCCGTTGCTTCTAATATGGGTATTCAGTTTCACGAAGTAGGTGCAGCTTTTGCTGCTATGAGTAGAACGGGAACTAATGCCGCAGAAGCATCTACACAGCTTAATAGTATTATGATGGGTATTATGAAGCCCACCAGCGATGCTGAAAAGGCGATGAGAGAATTAGGTCTTTCAAGCCAAGGTTTACGGCAGCAAATAAAAGATGAAGGATTATTATCTGTATTAGAAACATTACGACAAGCTTCAGAACGCAACTCTGGGGCTTTTGAGCGCGTTTTCGGTAACGTTCGAGCATTACGGGGGATTTTAGATTTAACAGGCAAAGGGGCTGCGGTAACGGCTGAAATCTTTCAGCGTATGGCAAATACATCTGGTGTAACGGCTACTGCTTTTGAGGAATTACAAAATTCATCTGAATTTAAGTTACGCCAAGGATTAATAGAATTAAAAAATACATTTACTGATTTAGGGGCTGTTTTAATGGATAGCCTTTTGCCATTATTTCAAAATATATTAAAATTCGTTACAGGATTATTTAGAGGGTTTGGACAACTTGACCCAACAATACAACAATTAGTAATAGGTTTTGCTGCGTTAGCGACGATTTTGCCAACTGTATTAACAGTATTAGGAAGCCTTTCAACTGTAATAGCGGCAATAAATGCGCCAATTGTTTTAGTGGCTGCGGCAATAGCTGGATTAATATATTATTTTGATGATATAGTTAATGCTTCTATTTTGTTTAAAAACGCCATAAAATCTAATATATTACGTGTTTTAATTCGTGTTGAGGAATTTTTTAAGAAATATATTTTTCGACCACTAAAAACCGCAGGTCTTTTATTAAGTGAATTTAGTGAAAATTTATTAGGCGGCGATTTTTCAAGTATTTTAGGTGCTTTTTTTGAAGAAGGTGAACAAATATCAAAAGATGCTGGAAAAAAATTAGCTGATAGTTATATTGATGAATGGGAGAAAAATACCGCTGAAAGAGTTAGTGGTATGTCGCAATTGTTTAATAAAGTTAAAAATCAATTTACAGAATTATTTGGCGGCGTTGGTATAGTTACTCCAACTGTTAAAGCTGGTGCTGTTGCTGAAAAATCCCCCGACTTAATGAGTATTTTTGGGGGTGCAAAAATGCCAACTGACCCTATTAAAAATTTAGCAACATCTACAAGCTGGTCTAAACTCAATAATAATATTGAAACTTCAAGTAAAAAAATTAAGGAACTTGAAGAAAATAGATTGAACAAACTTAAAGAAACTGCTGATGCTGTGAGTGGTGCTGTTAGTAATGCTTTCGGAAATATGAGCAACCAATTAATGGCTTCTTTAGGTTTAGCGGATAGTGGTTTTGAAGGGTTTGTTAAAGGGTTAATATCTACCATTACCCAATTAATAGCAATGATGTTATCCGCTGCTATTTCTCAATCTATTGCTGGTGCAACCGCTTCTGGAACTGCAACAGGACCAGCTGCTGTTTTTACTACCCCAGCTTTTATTGCAACGGCAGTCGGAGGTGTTTTAAGTGCTTTTGCTGCAATACCAAAATTTGCAAATGGGGGGATTGTATCTGGACCAACTTTAGGTTTAATGGGCGAATATGCAGGGGCAAGAAATAACCCTGAAGTTATCGCGCCACTTGATAAATTACAAGGAATGATTGGGCAAACAGGGCAAAATGTAAACGTAGGGGGCGAATTTAGAATACAAGGGCAAGATTTAGTAGTAGCATTACAAAGAGCCGAGCGAAATAGAAAACGTATCTTATAATGGCATACGGAGTAAAATATGAACTTTTTTTTAGCGATGTAGTTAAAAGAAAGATGAAAATCGAAATACTTGAAAAGGATTACACGGGCGATGTATCTTCTATAATTGGAACGGGTCAGCCAGCCGTAATTGAGTGGGATGCCGATGACGATATTTATTCGCCTATTATTGGCTCACGTTGTAAGCTGTCTTTTTTTGTTACCGATGCCGTACAATACGATGAATTTTATAAATCGGACGAACGCCAATACAAGGTTAAAATATTATACTACAATTCATTTGGCGGTAATTGGGAGGACGAAGTAGGTATTTGGGATGGAATGGATGTTATCTGGAATGCCGATGTAGGTCAAGAGTTTTATTATCAGCCAATCTGGGAGGGCTTTCTGGTTGTTGATAGATACCAAGAGGCGGTTGTTACAGCACCCTATGAAATACAATTAGAGGCGATTGACGGGCTTGGAACGTTAGATGGTTTTGATGCGCCTATAAATACAAGCGACACTTCAAACACCGAAAACTTATTTTATTATTTAAAAGAAATCCTAAAGCTAACAGGACACACTTTTAATTTATACATTGCCAATTCAATTAGAAAGGCAACCAGCCCACCAGCAGACCAGACTATTTTTCACGATATTGTGATAAATGAATACGGTCTATTTAATAAAAATCTTACGCTGCGAACCGCAAAAGATGTATTGGAAATAATTTTAAAAATAACAAACAGCCGTATTTTTCAATCCTATGGTCGTTGGTATATTATAAGCAATTCAAATCTAATTGATAACCGTATTGATACAAGTGGCGTTATTGATGTCGAAGCCCCAAGTGGTGATGACGATACCGATGACCCAACAGAGCCAAATCCAGACCCAGTATATGGTTCTCCGAGTATTGAGATAACAGGAGAGGCAACTATGTATGAGGGAACTTCATATTTTTTAAACGTATTAAATAGCGGCACAACGCCTGTTAGTTATGAATGGACTTTACCTGATTCATCGACAGTAACTCAAACAAGCCCACAACTTGCAATTGGTGTTGTCGCTGCTGAAAATAATGGTGATGTTTATAGCGTTATTGCTACTGATGCGAATAATAACACAGATACAGATACTTTTACTTTAACGGTTGAAGCTACTCGACCAAACATAGACCCTGACCCACCAGAAGGGGAAACAACCGACACAAATTATGCTTTTGTTATAAATGTTGTAAATAGCGTTACGGGAGCTTATGTTTCGCCTTTAAAAGGAACGATTGATTATGCAGCTGGTGAAGTAGGCGACGCGTTTACTATGGTCTTTAACGTTGTATCACTTACGGGCGAATTTACAAGCGTATCACAATTAACAGGGGCAACTCTTACAAGTGGTTCGGGAACCTATAACGTTGCAACTGCATTGGTCGGCGATTTTATAAGGGTAACTGTTACTGGAAATTTACCAAGTGGCGGAGGTACTGAAACGCTTACATTAACAGGTGCTTCTGACGTTCAACAATTTACAACTACATTCACAAGAGCAGGAACGGTTTCAAACGCTTCTTACTCATTATCACCAGCAGATTTAAGCGAAACGGGCGGAACTGGTAAACCGTATTCAATGACGATAACCTATACCGCAGCAAGTGGATATGAATGGACTGGTTTGGGTAACATTCAAATTTTATCTTCTGCGGACATAGGACAGCAAATAACAACGCAAATAACAAACGCAACGACGTTGGTTGTAACTATTACGGGGGCTTTAGGTATTGCAGACCAAACGGCAACGCTTACAATTAATGGCGCAGCGATTTACGCAAACCCAGCTACAACGATAAGCATAAGCCCAAGCGCACGTTTTGACTTTAGTCCTGGTGGTGGTTATTTTGATATTACGATTTTAAGTGTTGACGGTGCTTTTACGGTTGTAACTTCTTTTGATTGGTTTGAAGTAGATACAACATTTGGCGCACCCGATACGACAACAATACGGGTTTATGTTGACCCTAATAATACGCCAAACGCAAGGATTGGAACGGTGATATTTTACCCAACTGGAAGTTTATCAGCCCTCACAACATTAAGGTTTGACCAAGCATCTAATTTACAAGCAGGATAATGGGACAAATAAGAAATTTACAAACGGACTATTTAAGACAAGGTAGCGAACCGATAACGTATGAGCGCTATGATTCGGAGGGCGTTTTTATTGAAACAATAAACGAGGATGTACTTTACCAAGTGCCAAGCCAATTAACGCCTTTAAATCGTGATTTAGTAAAAAACTATGAGCGTCCACTAAAAAAAGCTGAATTTATAACGGATTTAACAGGGAATTATTTTATAAACGAAAACGCCCATTTTCTTTATGACGATAGGCATTGGTCGCTTGGTTCAACAAGCCAAACCAATGCAACTGGAAATACAGGAAATAAGGTTGAAATAATAACCGATGCAAATCAAAAGGCGAAAGCAGTAAGCGGAAATAAATACTTCCATTCTGATATTGTTGTAGATTACACAACGCCTGTTCAAA